GTTGTCTGGTGCGTTGATGATGCGTTCATAGATCAGGCTGACCGGGATTGCCCAGGCATTGCCGGTGGTAGGGTCAACAATCACCGAGTGAGTGGCGGTGCTGTTGCGGATGTCGAGGCGCTGGCGATCGCGGATTGCGTTCACGTCGCTGTAGGCCAGGTGAACCATCTTTTCAGCCATCTGCGTCAGCACGTCGTAGTCGGCCACCAGGTGGCGAACGGTCCGAGCAATCAGCTGCTGGTCGTTGCCCAGGTGTTCGCAATGGTGACGCTCGAGAAAGGCTAGGGCGGCGGCTTTGAGCACGTCCTGATATTCCTGTACTGCAGGCGCGTTGTTCATTGGGCTGGCCCTGATTTGGCTCGGTAGAGGTCAATAGCTGCGAGCACTTCGGCGTGGCGTGCAGCCATGTGCAGGTTGTGAGCGTTGAGGATGTGCTCAGCCTCGGCTTCGGTGATGCAGCCGTCAGCTAAAGCCTTGGCAATTTCCTGGTCGACGCAGCCACGTTTTGCGGCTACCTGGACCGACAGTGAATACATTTCCACTGTGTCATTCGTCTCTGGATCCGGTACCGGCACGAATAGGCCGTCATACATCGCGGCGACGTAGTTGGGTAAATGCTGCGTCTTCGATTCCTGCTCGAGCTGGTAAAGCTGTGCGTCAGTCAGCGGGCGGCTGTTGTTATTTTCGTAGGCGTGGTTATCAAACTTTTTCAGAGCCAGGCCCAACCGAGCTGCAGCGCATTCGCGACCGCCTGGGTAACTGCAGATAATTGCGCTGACGACTTCGCGGCGTGTCCTAAGAACTGGGCTTTTCATGTTCTGCTTTTCCCTGTTGATGCGCGCCATTACTGTGCAATCACGCCGTCTTTGATCCCCAGCAACACGGCAGCTCGATGTGCCTCCCCGCGTCGACACTGGCTCTGGCCACTCAGCACTGCGTAAACGGTGCTGGGATTCAATTCGTGCTTTTTAGCGAAGTCTTTCGCTGTCTGGCCTTTTCGTTCCAAAGCTTCCCTGGCTTCGCGCCGGGCTTGCTCGTTGATGGTGCTGTTCGGCATAGTGCAATTCCTTGCAACTTCGTGTGATGTAGTGCAAAGGATGTGGCAAAAAACTGCCAATGTAAATACGGAAAGTGGAAATATTTTGACTCTGCCCGAAGAGATAGGCGCAAGACTGCGCGAGCAGCGAAGCGAAAAAGGCCTGACACAAGATCAAGTGGCGGAAAAGCTGGGCATTTCCAAACGAACCCTGGGCAACTATGAGTCGGGGGCAAGTGACACGCCTGCTTCCTGCCTGAGCGTCGTCGGAAAAGACCTTGGTTTCGACGCCCCATATATTCTCAGTGGCGTGCGTAGCACCCTTGGCGGCGATGCGCTGGACGCGCTCGAGGATTCGCTCATTAAGAAATATCGCAGCATCCCTGAGGAGGATCAGAAAACGATTCGCCGCATGCTTGATGCAATTGCAGCGCTGGAAGCGCGAGGTCTGAATTAGGTTGTAACGAACTGTTAACACGTCCTTCGCTCCCTCTGTCCTAAGGCTCTAAACCGCCCGATAACGTCGATTCACTCATGCACCTATGGAGCAGTACGCATGTTGGATCGAGCTAAATTTGAAGGCAGTTTCCACGAGTCCCGTGATGATGATTGGCAGCCAATTACCGCATTGGAGCTGCGGATGATTAGGCTTTACCGGCGAATGTCTGACGATGATCAGAAGCGGGTGAGGCGGATGACAGAAGTACTCTCGGAAATTCCTGACAGCCCTGGAATCGACCAAGCAATCACCTAACTACCTCGCTTGTCCTTACGTTGAATCAGGCGCTGGCCCCAGTGGCTGGCGTTCCCGCCCGATCAAGCTGCACCCAGCTGATCAAACAATTCCCGCTGTTTTGCCCGCGACAGATTCTTGAGGCTGTCGAAAATGAGCCGGTCCATCGCCTGAGCCGAAGGGCTGAGCGTGTGCGAAAACGTCAGATTTGCCACCCATGTGTGCCCACACTTTGCGTCCAGGCACTGGCAATACAATTTGGCGAAGTCATTCGAAAGCTGATCCCTTGATGCAATCCGCCCCTTATGCCCGCACTTACATGTGATCCTCATTGCGTCCCTCCCCAGGGCCAGCCAATAGCCACTATTTTGCCACATTATGTAGTGGCATTTCCTGCTCTAGACGCCTGATGTAGTGTTTTCCACTACTGATGGCGTTTCTCTCCAGGCAATCCGCCTGTCGTCGCGCAAGGTATCGTTCAGCTGGCTGAAAAGTTGACACATAGGCCGGATTTCGTTGCTCGTATAAACCCGATCGATCTTTTCGATATCGCCAAAACCAGCGCTGTTTTCGGGAATGATCCCTGCCAGCGCGGGGTTCATACGCCATGCAGCGATCACGTCGTTACGTGTGATGTTCTTAACCTTTTCCAGCTCGTCCTTTGCCTGAAAATCCCCCACTGGAATGATCTGCACCGCCTTTTCGGCGCCGCCCGGAATGTTCAGGAACAGCGACCGGAAATTGCCCACGCCCTTGCTGCCTGAGATCTGCTCGCGCAGGTTCTCTTCGTCCTTTTCGGTCAGGTTCGGGTCGTTGGTGTAGAACACGTAACCGGCGTGCGCGCCGTTGGCGTAGTACCGACGGCGGAAGAGGGTGGCGGCTTCGTTGAGCAGCAGGGCCTGCATCCCGCCCAGGTAATCAGGAACGCCATAAATGTCCTGCTCGACGTCGTAATCCATGACGTGCTCAATCTCGTCCTGGTCGAATTCCATTTCCTTGCCGTTGGGCAGCAACATCACATACCCGCCGTCGACCTTGACCCGCATGTTGATCGCTGGCAGATGCTGCATTTCCAGCACTTGGCCCAGCAGGTTGGGTTTGCGATACAGATACGCCTCGCCAAACACCACAAAATCCAGACCAGCACGGCCCATGGTGGCCACGCTGCAGCCCTGGGACGGAATGAACTCGCGCAGCAACAGGTTGCGCTTGAATTTGGGGATCGCTCCGTGGTGCGCGTTGGCGCGCAGCAGCTTGGCCAGCCCTTGGCGGGACACCGGTGGCTTGTACAGGCGACCGTCCTCCGAAGCGAAAACACCCAGGTAGTTGCCCATGCTGCCGACCAATACCTGTTCGGGATCTCCGAACGCGAACGACCGCGTCGGGGGCTTGGGTTGAATCGGTTGGTCTTTCACTTTTCGCTGGGTCATGGGGGCCTTTAGTTGCTGAACACGTAGCGACTACGCTGTTGTTTGTCGGTGTTGAGGGGTTCATTGGCCAGGGCGTGCATGATTGCCCAGGCGACGTCGGCGTGACCGGTGGCGTCAGTACGCGACGCGCTGTAGGTGATCTGTCCGCTGGCGGTGGCGCCGCGCTTGATGGTCAGGAAGGCCTGCGCGATATCGTTCCAGCCTGCATCCCACTCGATACGGCTACCGACAATGGTGTCCTGCGCCTTGAGCACCAGGCTGTTTTTGGTTTCCAGGCTGTAATGGATTGAGGTCGCACGCGGGTAGAAGTCGCGCACCAGGTCAAACACGCCGTAACCGATGCCCGTTGTATCGATGCCGATGTGCTGGACGTTGAATCGCTCGGTGAGGCGCTTGACCTGCTCGGCCTGGTACTTGAACGACTGGCCCCGCCAGCTGTGTTTCTCCAGGATCCGGAACTTGCCACCCGGCTCAAGTGGCGGGGCGATGACCACACAGGTGGCATCGTCTCGGGTGCGGCTCGGGTCGTAACCAATCCAAACGGGGCTGTTGCCGAATGGCCGGGGGTCATCGGGTTCGTAGTCAGTCCACAGCGACAGATCGGAATAGCACCGCTCCAGATCGTTGAGGTGGAACACGCTCTGGGTGCTGTCGATGAACTTGCACATGAACAGCTGCTGAAACTTGTCTTCGTCGTACTCCAGCTGCAGCTGCTCGAGGTCGAACAGGTCGCAGCCACCCGCGATGGCATCCAGGATGGTAATGACCTTGCGCCACTGGCCGTCCGGACAGAGCGAACCGACAGAGGTCTGCTTGTCATTAGGCCACGGGTCTTTGGCGTTCTTGCGCTTGCTGTTGCGGAATTTCTCGCCGGTCCAGAACGGGTACGCCTGGTGCGACACAGCACTGGGCGTGGAAAAGTAGGTTTTACGCCACTTCTTGTGGGTCGCCATGGCGCTGGCCACCGTGTTCAGCTTCTCGAAATCCCTGATCCAGAAATATTCGTCGACGTAAACGTGCCCGTGGTGGCCCTGGGCGGTGCTGCTGTTTGTGCTGAGAAAGCGCAGCTCGGCCCACGGCTTCCCGTCCTTGCTAAGCACGATCGGGTTACCGCTCAGCTCC